CCATGCTCACCACCTTGTGATTGTATGAATACATCATCATCTGACCTTAAATATAAATCTTTGTTTGCACCCTCAGCAGCTATAAAGAAATCTGAGCCACTATTTTTTATATGAGTATTAGAGCCATCGTGGTAGATTTGTAAATCATTACCTGTACCTAATCTTATCTTACTGTTATCTGTTAAGTCTAATCCTGTAAGACCTGTGTATGTTCCTGTAATCCTAGCATCTGGAACTGTTCCACTATTAAGATTACTTGCATTCATTGCGGCAATATTAAATGTTCCGTATGCAACTATATCTACGTCATCACCAGCAGCTAAGGCTTGTGCAAATACTACAGACGTACCAGAGGTAACTGTAATATCAGCAGGTGTCATTCTAATACCATTTAGGAATACATCTACAAAGCCTGCATCATAAGCAAGAGTGTTACCATTAGCATCTGCACCAGATACAGTTGTTGGCGTACCTGTTATGTCATAATGAAATCTTTGTGATGTTCCATTGACTGAGCTACCAGCAGCAGCCCATCCACTAGATTTATAAACTTTTAATTCGTTAGCACTTGTATCAAAGTATAAGTCACCAACATCTAATGATGACGTTGGAGCTGAACTTGAAATTCTATATACGTTAGCAAAATTATTTACTGCCGCTAAGTTTGTGGCAACTGTATTAACATTTGCAATACTTCCACCTACACTATTTACATTACTTATTGCTCCACCAACTGTGTTTACATTAGCAATATTTGAAGCAACAGTTGTAATGTTAGCAGCATTTGTTGCCGCAGTTGATACATTAGCTGAGATACCAGCTACAGTTGTTACGTTTCCGCTTATGCCTGCAACAGTTGCAATGTTTCCTACAACACCTGAAGCTCCAAGTGTTGCCATGTTGTTTACATTAGCAGATGTCGCTAATAAATTCATGTCAGTTACAATGTCAGCAGTCGCAAGAGTATTCATGTCAGATACAACGTCAGTAGTTCCAAGAATAGCCATATCAGCAACAGCAGCAGTCGTTCCGAGTATTGCCATATCAGCAACAGCAGCAGTTGTTCCAAGTCTTCCTATTTCAGTTGCTTTACCAGCTACCGCAGTTACGTCACTTGAAATACCAGCTACAGATGTAACATTAGCTGAGATACCAGCTACAGTATTGATGTTTGAATTGTTTCCAGAAACAGTATTAATATTTGTAGCATTAGAATTAACAGCACTTACTGCACTTGCAATATTATTAACACCAGTTACAGCAGAAGAAATTCCAGCTACAGTTGTGACATTTGATGAAATTCCAGCTACAGTATTTACGTTAGTAATGTTAGTACCAACAGCATCTACATTTGAGATTGAAGATGCAACTGTGTCTATTTCAGAAGTTGTTTCGTTTAAATCATCTGCAACTGTTTCTACTTCAGATACAGCTTCAGCTAAATCATTAGCCACAGCGATAACTTTAGCTATATCAGTTGCTACAGTATTAACTGAGCCTATGTTGGTTGCTACAGTGTTTATGTTGGTTGCATTGGCTACAGCAGCATTAATATTTGTAGCATTAGAGTTTACAGCGTTAATATTAGCTATGTTTGCATTAATTGTAGTTAAAGCTGTTTTGTTAGCTGTAGAAAGCCATGTGTTTTCAATATAATATTTTGTTGCTACATCTTGGTTTGACGTGGGGTCAGCAACATTCTTAATTCGTTTAGAGCCAGCATTCCATTGAAAGTCTGTTGTATCTAAGACAATTTTATCATTAGCATCATCAATAGCCTCTTGTGACATAAAGAAGCCTTGCGTTGAGTCAGTATCTAAGTCATTTTCTGTTAATACTGAACCAGACGCATAATCTGTTAAACGAGATGTTTGACTTGTTGTACGTCTTATTTCAATACTTTCTGCATTGGCAGGAGCAGTTCCAAATGTAATTTGTGTCCCAGCCGCATTATATGTGTAATGAGTGGTTACAGTTTTAGTAACACCATTAATTTTTACTACAATATCAGTAGTTAAGCGGTAACTAAAAGGAATAGCGTAAGCTGTAGTGCTTCCGTTACCTGTGTAACGTACAAACGAGTTAGCCATTTTTTTCCTTTTGTTGGGTTTTCTCTTCTAAGAAGGGGACTTTAGAATTGCATTCTTTGCACTTCATCTATGAAGGTATCAATTATTGTTTCTTCTTTTTCTTTAAATTGAGGGAATATATTAGGAGCAGCAGTTCCATCCAAAGGATTTACTTCCCCTAGATTAGCTGGCTCTTTAATATAAATAGTAAATGCAGTTTTTTGGTATAAGTGAACAATGTCTTTAATCATAGCTTCTTTTTGCATGGTACGAATATTGAAAACATTGTAATCAGGCAAAGCATGATAAAGTTTATATTTAGGGTCTTGAGGATTTGTTAGCATAGAAAGAATAGCTTCTTTCATAGTTACCTCTTTAAGACCATTATTTATTTTTATTGTCCCAGATTTTTCCATCCAATAATCCCAAGCAGTTTGAAGTGTTTCAGGATTTCTAATTTCATCCATGTTAATACCAGTCTTACTATCTGTTCGAGATGGTGGTACATAATCTAAATCCATATCTCTTAATAATAGGGAAGCTTCGTCAGTGATGTTAGACATGGCAAAAGGTGAGGAAGGTATTTCAGCTCCAAAGAACCATCCTTTTTCACGTTTTACAATTTCTCCAAATATGTTTCTTTTTGGCATTACGCCTCTCATCTCATAATTTAAAGGTAATCTATTTAAAACTTTATCAGCAAAAGTTAATAATTCTCTACTTTCATCATCAAGAACACGTTTTGAATATGCAACTGCACCTGATAATGGCAACACTTTGGTAACTTGTTGTGAAAAGAAACTAGCACTTGCTTTGCCTAAATTATTATCATAAACAGCATCACCATTTAAAAACATTCCAGCCATATCAAATATTGATTTAGTATAAAACTTAGAAGTTAAATTTCTAACTAACATTAATTGTATTGCACCAGAAATTTCTTCAACTGCATCATACTCACGTTTAGGCATATCTTTACCACTATCATCCCATGCTTTAATAAAATCTACAATGTCAGCAGCAATACCAAAAGGCAGCATTACAGGGTCAGCTCTTAAAAAACTAATTCGTTTATCTCCCCATTTCATAGAATATTTTTTATTACCTAATTTTTCTTTTTCAGCACTTTCTCTAAAACTATCTTTACCATGTCCACCTGTTGATGTTTTTGCCCATGCAACAGTAAATGCTGCTGTCCACAGTATGCCACCAGCTCTCATACGTGCTAGTGCTTCAGCAGCCGCTTCAGGATTTTTATAAACTTTTTTTCTAAATGGATTTCTAAATATTCCTTTAGGTGGTTCTACTTCTTCTAACATCTTTCTCATTTGAAATTGGTATTTTCCAAGAACAGGAAAATGTTGCATATTCCAACGTAATAAATTTGTTGGCGTAGATATAAAGTGCAGTCCTAATAATCTTGCCCATTTGTTCCGTTCAGCAAAACCTAAAATTGCACCCCCTATACCACCTTCAAGAGCTTGCGTGTATGTTCCTTCTCTTGCGTATTGTAAAGCTTCATCAACACCACCTTTATAAGCAAGACTGTCACCAACTTTTTTACTGCTGTTTCTTAAATTATTATCTCTTGCTCTGCCATCTGCATCAATATATTCATCCATCATTTTTTTAAATTCTTTTTTATAAGCAGCTCTATTGTTGTAAATTTCAGGTTTAGTTTTTCTCATTTGTGCATCTATCATTGCACCAGCTCTACCTTTAAACATCATAACTTTTAAAAATTCATCTGACGCACCTACAACTCTCATAGGAACTCCAAGAGAAGTAGCGACTGGTTTAATAACAAATCTATTTACACCTCTATTAAAAGCATTGCTTTTGCCTATCCATGTTTCCCCTTGATTTATTAACCAACGCTCCATAACGCCTTGTCTAACTTGAGAATCAAATTTAGTTTGTCTTGGGTCTAAGATAGGATTACTTCTATATAATGATTTACCCATAGCTTTAATTGCATCTGCTGTGTAAATCCACTGGTATATCCAAGTTTTATATGCTTGCTCTGCTGTTTCAAGTGCATACTTTTGTTGTTTAGGGTTTAACATCATGTTCCCAGATTTAACCAACATAACAAAGGGTTTCCACTGCGAGTTTGCTAGACCAGATAACACGTTTAAAAATGTTGTATCAGGAGAAGATAGTAAATTGTTATTTACATAAGAGTTTATAACATCCCATTTATCTACCCCTTTCATATTTTCTATAGCCTCAGCTACTTTTTTAGGTTCACTTAATCTACCAATAGATTGCATATATTTTAATTTATCATCTAGGCTGCCCTCTATCTTATTTAAAACACTTGTAGGCAACTCTGGGTCAGTTAATAATTTTTGTAAATCAAGTGCCATTTTATTTCTGTCTAAACCTTGTGACAATCTGTTACCATCAATATCCATAGCTTTTAAACTCTGTGCAATGATTTGTCTTAACTCTTTTATCTTTACAAACTTTTGTGCAACTTGATTTTGTACTCTATCAAATTCTGCCATTAATTTAGAAATTCCAGCTTCATCCAAATCTATTCGATTAAGAGCATCACCTAAATCAATAAGTTGAGTTAAGTTTTTATAAATATCTCTAGCTGCTGCAACAATAGCAACAGGAGTTTGTTTGTTTTCTTTTGATAAATTATCAACTACTCTCCATAATTGGTCAGGGTCTACTAACATAGCATCAGCAGCTCTATCTATTGCTTCTCTAGCTTCAGGACTGTTTATATCATCTAATTCTTTTGCTATGTCATTTTCAATAATTTCACGTGCAGTCTTAGATTGTTTTGTGTTTCCACCGCCAGCAGTATTATAATTTATTTGTTTTATAGGTGGTTTGTCTGTTGGAAGAATAGGGTCATCATTTGCAAGTCTAATTTCGTCTACTAAATCATCACCTTTATTACTATCAGATGATTTTGGTTTTATGTTTTGATAAGGTCTTCCTTCAACAATGCTATCAACTGCTTTAAATAATACATTGCCATTTATGTCTACGCCATTTTTACTGTATGTATCAAATGCTTTTAAACTTTTATTATTTACTTTACTTAAAGTTCTATAAAAACCAACACCACTAAACGCACTTCCAAAAACTGTTCCAAGTCCAAAACCAAAAGCTGATGAAATTGCACTACGTTTTAAACTGAAATTTTCTTGCAATCCTGCTTCTATATTTGTTTTTTGTAAAATAGCATCATAAGAACCTGCAATGACAGTATTTAAAGCACCAGTTTTAACGCCACCAATAATTACAGCTTTTTTAATTCCTTGTTTTTGTGCTGTCTTGATTGCTTCATTAAGAACATCTTTGGTAACTTTCTTTTTAATAACTTCTTTTAAACCTGCTTTTACAGCTTCTTTGTAAGCTACTTTTGCTGTTTGACCACCAACACCAAATCCAATTAAATTTATTGGGTCTACAAGTAAAGCTCCCCCATAATCATATAACCAACTATCAAAATCTCTATTAGGGTCATTCCAAAAACTAGGAAGTTGTGAATACAAATTTGAAATGTATGCAAAATCTTGAGTTTCATTTTCACTCATAGATGTTACTTGTGCTAAATCAGAACCAAGAGCTAATGAGTTATTGTTTGCCCATACTCTATCTTCATAAAAAGTTCTTAACAACTCATCATGTGTCATCTCTGAAGGGTCTTTACCCATTACAGTTGAAGCTGAAAATTGTGTGCTGTAATAACGTCTAGTCACATCTGCAAATCTTTTAGATTGCAATTCTTCAAGAGCTTGTGCTTCTGTAAATGTTTGGTATGCAGAAGAAGGTTGATATACTTGTTGTGTATCTTCTACAAAATCTGGGCTTGTTAGATTTAATTGCATTATTCTTTACTTCCTGTTTTTTTTCCACCATATACTATGTATTCTACAAATTTTATCCCTGCCTCTTGAATGTCTTGATAGCTAGAATTTTCATCTATAAATTCAAGCTCTTCCATAATTTTGCGAGCAACTGGAAGTGAATCTTCAATAAGTTGTCTTACACCTGTCATTACAAATTCTCTTTGTTCAGTTAAACCTTGATTAGACATAACATCTTCAACAACTTGACCAACATCTTGACTGTTTGGGTTAGAAACATATTGTTCAAATAAATCTATATAATTTTCTTTATTATCTTTATCTGTAAATATAGCTGCAATCTTTGCCATATTGTTTTCAAAAGTGTCATTAATATCTAATGCACCTTCTAACTGGCTAACATTTTTAGCAATCGTTGCTCTGTCTTCTTGTATGTCAGCAAAAGAAACATTATTTGCAACTTCATCCTGAAAGAATTCTTGACGTGATGAGTTATCGTCAGGGTTTAAATCAGTGCCTTTAGTATTTTTTCCTACACGTGTAAATACATACGTTTCTAAATCTGTTGCTAACTGCTTTCGTTTTGCATCTATTTCATCATCACTTAATTCATCTTTTTTCCATTTTTGTTCAGCTTCATAAATAGAAGTAGTGACATAATTTTCAGTAAATCTTAACAGGTTTCCTTCAGCATCATCTAATATACCAAGTCCAGATATTTCACCTGTAATCATATTAATATCAACAATAGTTGCTAATTCTCCTATTAACTTTTTGTAATGAACATTTGTATCTTCAATAGGTAGAACACCTGAATTACGTTTGTTTAAAGCTTCTGCGTTATATGCTAAAGCTTGTTTGACTGAATTTGGAGCAATGCCATCTATTGAAGCTTCTGCTAATATAGCGTTTGCATCTTTAAATCCACCAGCTATAGCTTTCATTTCAAATTCATAATTTTGATTTACTGTTGCAGACCCTTTATAATCAGCACTGGTTAATCTTGTAAAATCATCAAAGAATTTTGGGTCAATAGCAACAACAGCTTGTTGCATCTCTAGTTTTATATCTCCAAATGTACCATCTAAAACAGCAGTTAAAGACTTTGTAAGAATGTCATTAAAATCAGTTTCCTTTTGTGTTCTATCATCTGTTCTTTTTTTCTCTAAAAGTTGATTGCGTTTTGTCATTAAGCTTCCATACAACTGTGCAATCTTAGTGTCTTCTGTATTTAAAAGAGAACCAATATTGTTTCCACCTTTTCCTTTTCCTCTATCTGTTGTTAAGATTCGAATAGCATAATCAATTTCTTCAACACTTTGAGCTTTGTTTCCAAGATTAGTAGCGTGCGTAACTGCAATATTATTTAATTCTGTAGTTGTATAATAATCGCCTTTAGTACCATCTACGTGTACTACTTCAGTATTAAGAGTATTTAATGTGGGAAAATATCTAGTAGCAATTTCATCATAAGGAATAGTATTCATTAATTGAACACCATTGTTAGTTTTTCGAATAACAGCTTGATTATGTTTATATGTTGCTTCTTCAATTAATTTATCACTTCTATACTGGTCATAAATAGCACTAAAACCTTTATTATAATGTGTTCCTTTTTGGTCTAAATTTTCAGGAAGATATTGAACTGCCCAGTCATCATACGCTTGTTCGTCAGGGTTAAATTCATCTTGATGCTCAACAAGTGTCGCTTGTACTTTAGCTGCATCAAAACGTCCTCTATGTGTATTTACAATAGCAGCCGAATAGACATTATTTAATTCAGGATGTAATCCTTTTTTTATTTCAGCTTCAATAATGTCTGGATTTTTACCCAAAGCAATAAGTGCTTGATATTTTTCTTCAGCAGCAACTTCAGCATCACTTTTAACTTTAGTTGCTAGTCTTTGGAATTGAGGAGTTGTTTGTCTAATGCTATCAACTATATCTCCTAATGGAGAGTTTCTGTCAAATTGAGGTTGTCCTGCAAAAGTTGTCCCAAATCGTTTGTTAGTAATTTTTGATTCGTATGCCATTTAATTCTCCTATGTATTCGCTGCGTAGTCTGCACCAGCTCCAGCAATTTCTAATGCTGTGCCAAGCACACTAGGGTTACGTGGTGTTGATAGACTTGCATACGTTCGTGATAATTGTCCATACGCATCTCTCATCTGCCAATTTGATTTAACCATGTCAGCAGTGTAGTCTGCGGAAGTCTGTGCCATTGTTGCATCTGCTACAAAACTAGCATCTTGAAATACTGCTAATGGATTTCCAAAACCAGAATTAAGTGCTTTTGCTGCTGCTTTTGCTTTTAATTGTTTAGCGGTAAAGTCTTCAATACCTTTTTCTGCTTTAGCTAAAGAACGCTCATTATCAATTCTTGATATATCTTCTAAGTACGCTGCATCTGCATTACGTCTTGTTGTTTCGTTTTGATTAGCCTTTGTTTGAGCTTGAGATTTTTGGTCTTGATAATCTGATACTGCTCCAACTACTTGTATGGCTGCAACAGCAGCTTGTGGACTACACATTTTTCATATCCTTCATAACTAATAAAAATTTCCTTTGTTCGTATCCGTAATTAAGTTCTTCTTTTGGTTCAAAGCCACAAAATTGTAACCATTTTAATGATTTCCAATTTCGCTTATCCACAAAATTGTATAAGTAATCAAAATCTTCTCCCATTTTGTCTACCCAATATCTGCTTTCTTTTAAAAATCGTCTTGATATTTGGTCTATGTGTGGAGTGTTTAACATCCACGCAACACCAAAGTTTTTATCATTGATAGATGGAGTGACACCAAACATTCCAATTATCTCATCTTCTACATCATGTATAATACTGTACGTAGTAGCTTCAGTATAAGTAAACGGAGCAACTAAAGCTTCTAATGGTGTTACATTGTCTGACGCTCTAATTTCTTTTATGTCACTTTCTCTTAAATTTTTATGTAATAAGAGTGCGTCATTTAAGACAGCCTCTCTTACTCTAGGGTTTTGTACTTCCATTATGCTCTCCTTGAACGTGTGTGGTAGAACCCCTCGACATCAGCAGCCGCTATATAAGATGGCAGGTGTGAGTCATTTATTATTTTAAAAGTAAACTTTGTGTTTTCACATTGTACTGGAACTTTTAATGTTCCACTTGTAATAGAGGGTCTTGATACTAAAGTTGTTGGAAGACCAATAACGTAACCAGTCATTTGTGTTGTAAATGTTTGACCAGCTTGCGGTACTACTTCAACTCTAAAGTATCCAGAGTCATCAAAATCTAATGAGATATAACGTATTTGATAACGTCCATTTGTAATTGATATAGTTCCACGTCCTGTATCTTCTCTTATGTACTGGTTAGATACTGTATAAGTAGAAGTGTAACGTGTTCCTACAAATAAATTTGAATAATTACCTACAACAGTGTGTACGCTTCCACTTGTATTTGTAGCTACTAAATCTACACCTGTTGCTTTGTCTACAGCAATCAATCCTGTCCTAGCTCCATAAGGAGATGTAAATGTAGTTAAACCTGTTGTTGCACTATAACTAACACTTGTTGCTGTAGCTCTTCTATCTATATAAACATTGTATCCAAGTGTTGCATCTTTTAAATTACGTAAATCTAATCTAAATATTTTAGTATTCGTACCTTCATTACAAATTACATAAATAAAACTATCGGTACTCATTGCACCTAATATTTGAACATTGTCAAAAGACCAATATGACCAAGATGATTGTACTTTTTCTTGATTATCAAAGAAGTATTTGTAAACGTATATTTCACTGTCTCTTGTAATAGATAAAGGTTGAAAAGGTGAAAACACATCATCTAAAGGTAAATCAGATGCAAACATATATAATGAGTCTTCAATGTTATTTGCAACTAAATCAAAAGCTGAAGCTGGTATTAAATCAGGAACACCGATTGTAATATCTATTCCATCATTTGTTAAACTTTGTTCATCTGAATAGTATTCTCTTACAGCAGTGTTGTTGTTTCTATCTTGTGCAAAGTATGCGTAACGTCCAGCAGTAATTGGATTAACATTTTTATTATGTTCAAAACTAGAAACTAAATTTAACATTGCTGTTATTGGTGATATTGCAGACGTACCAGATGAAGTTAATTTATACTGAGATGTATCTGAAAATAATAACAATGTGTCATTAAATGCTACAGATGACCTAAGTGTATTAACACTTGTGCCTGAAGCAGCAATATCAATAACATCTGTATCTAAAACTTGTGTGGCTGTGGTTACAAAGAAATTAAAATATTCTGTATTTTCTGAAAGAACTAAATTTTCTCCAGATAAAAAACCTAATCTGTTTTTATAAAAAGTAACATTTTCTATTGTCTTTCCTACAAAGCTTGGATTAGGGTTTGTATAAGCATCTCCACAATCTCTATCTGTGTAATCAATTTGTCTAAATGTAAATGTTCCATTGTTATTGTTTATTAATGCGTGAGGCATTGTTGCATTATTTAATCCAACTGAAGTAGCAGGAGCAATTACTTCTTCCCAAACACCATCTCCTTTATGAGAAACATAATAGTCTGTTAAAGTATCTCCTTCATCTCCTGTAACCTGTACGATAGTTCCAACTTTTGCATAATAAGGTAGTTTGCTAAAATCTTGTACTGTATCACGTATGATATACATACCAGTATTACCAGCACCATCAGAAGTTTTAACAGTATAATTGGCATTACCATTTGTAGGTTTTCCATAAATTAATGAAGTAAATTTTTCAAAAGTAAAATGACTAGATATGCCAGTATAGTTTGCTAGACCTTGTGTTGTTGAAACAGTTGCACCTGTATCAGTTCTAATAACTTTAAATCCAATTTGTGATGCACTAGAGTTCCAATGTGTACTTGATGTACCATACAATAATATGTCAGCAATTTTATCTGTGTCTCTAAATTCACTATCAGTAGTAGCATCATTACCAGATGGCATTTGAAATTGTACTTCTAATTCTTGAGCCATATTAGGGTGTTGAATTGCTACCTTATATGTACGTCCAAAGTTAGTAGCCTTAGTATAAATTTGAAACTCTTCTACTTTAGCAGCAGATGTGGCTGTGTCAGCAGCTACAGTTTTTGTGGTATTAACGACAAACGTAAAGTCAGCTACATTAATAGCTTTAATAACATCTTTAGCAGCAGCAGTTCCACCACCACTTAATGTTGATTGTAAATAAGTTATACCATTAGGATATGATACAGGATAATCTGTGCCTTCTAAATCTACTACTTTAATTCCACCATTATAGAAGACGACAAAATATTTATTATCTTCATCTCTTTGTATTGAGTGTACTTTAGATGTATTAGGGTAGCAATGTGTTGCATTTGCAGTTCCCATAAATTCTAATGGTGGTCTCTTGCTTAATCCTTCAACAATATGTGATTGCATATTAATCTGTTCTTCACCTTGATTAACAGCTCGTTGCGTTGGAATTTGCTGGGAGATGCCATTTATAAAATTTGGAATGGACTGTGAAACTAAAGGCATTAGTAAGTCCTACGTGGTGTACGATTAATAATATTGTTTGTGTTTGTATCATTTTCTAAAATATTCAAGTCTGCATTTCTTGAATCAGCTTGTTGAAATGCAACATAAGCTTCATTCTCATCTTGTTCAGCCATCTTAACTAATTCACCTGCACCAACAAATCTAGCGGCAAAACGTCTAGCAGCTTTTGTTGTAATGTAGCGTCTAGCATATTCAGGAAGTGATTCAAATTGTTCGGCTGTAACAATGTCTACGGAAGGAGCTATAGTGAATACATCAGTATCATTATCCATGTCATATAGATAACCATTTCTGTATGTTAAATTTCTGTCACGAAAATTTGTAATGTTTGCATCTACTTGAATTGTGTTTGATGCAAGAGGAACTTTGTTGTTGTTGTCTAGGGTTGTAGCTTTATTGTAAATAGTGTTAAAATTCCATCCCATAGTCTGGACAGACATACTTGTTTCATTAAGAATATTTTTAGCGACAGATACATCTACATTAGTTGTACTTGTAATAGAGTTTACTGGACTTTCACCAATAGCACTCAACATTATATTTACAGCTTGTAGTTCGGTAGTGGGTATAATTTGTGTACTCATATATCTCTCTCAAAAAGAGAAGACAGTCCGAAGACTGCCTTCCCTAGTTTATGGTTTATAAGTATTATTAAAGCTTATGCTTCTTTAATACCTACAGCCGCTTCTGGACGAAGTACGCCATGTCCCATAGCGTATTTAGCCACCATTAGCGTTCCTTGTCTTCTTATGTCATATTCCGACTCAACAGCTAAATCCATTAATTTAACTGTACCAGCAGCCGAAGGATGACAAACAAGTGCAACGTAGTTAGTCAAGTTTACAGCTTGTGGTTTTG